ACTATGAACATTCCTATATTAAGTTCTTCTACCAAGCAACGCATCTGTGTCATTATGTTATCAATGAGTCTACGTTCATCACCTTCAGAAACACCCGATACCATAATAGAAAGATGATCAAGAACGATCCACTGGACACCACAACTCCTGACCAAGTATCTAATCCTGTTAGATAATAAGCCACTGTCCAAGCTGCCCCAATGATCATAAAGAAAGAGACGATTACTAGCAAAAACGCTCTCCCAAGTATCTCTAAAAAATTTTTCATCTAAATCTTTCTCTAAGTGGAGCATCTTGTTGGCATGGATACTCATGAAATCTATTGCAGCTTGTCTAACACTTTCTTCAAGAGCAACATAACCGACTGTTTCTCCCTTTGATAAGAAGTACGATGCAATCTCTTTGACCGCTGTAGATTTTCCTGCACCTGTTCCAGCACAGAATGTAACAATCTCTCCACGTCTTGCTCCAAGTGTCTTTTCATTCAAACCTCTCCAAGGGTACTCATGGTCTGATGGTGACATCGGACAGTTTACTAAATCCCATGTATCTTCTCCAGCAACGATTCCATCTGGTCTATACACTCTTGCTCTCCAGATAGCATCAACAATGGATGAACCCCCAAATTCGATGAGACTAGCATTCGCATCTTTCCTGGGAGTAGTAGCAATTTTGCATCTTCCCGGTGGTAAGAGCTCAGCAACTTGCCCTGCTGCAGTTTGCCCCTGACTATCCATATCAAACATGAGTATGACTTCATCGAACCCCATGAGCCACTCCAAATCCTTAGCCACAGCTTTAATAGCTGACCCCACCCCAATGGGTATGGATACCACGGGCCATTTGCAATTCTGAGACTCTGCCACAGACAAAGCATCTATTTCTCCTTCTGTTATTACTATTTTCTTACCAGTAGACCACAGGTGCTTCCCCCAGAGACCAGAGCAGTCACCTAGAGTGCGGAAGTCCTTGGACCTAAGTCTAAGCTTTTGTCCAACAATTTTTCCTGCTCTGACGAAATTTGCAATATGCGCTCTCGCTCCTTGGTACTCTCCAATACTGTAGTTAAATTTTCTGCAAGTCTCAAGTGAGATACCTCTCTTTCCAAGTGCTTCGTATACCCCAGTAATACATTGGTATTCGCCTTCTCTTCTTGTAATAGGAGCAGGAGTACTACCATTACTACGCTCATAATGATCACAGTCAATACTAAAACAAAAAGCGTGTCCATCATTGTACCTCGCTAGGTTATCGGTTGAACCACACTCAGGGCATGGCTCATGACCCACGCATACACTCTCTGATCCAACTTTCTGGTATGCGTCCTTTGGAAAATATAAATCCATATTTGATACACCAATCTCCATAAGTTGTTTTACTCCCTTTATAAAGTTTAGCCTTCGGGTTAGTAAAAACAAACCTCAAGTCCATGTTCGGGTATTGTGATTGTAACAGGAGGTGCTTAGTTCTTACCCTTAGTTTCAACATATAACTTGATCCCCTGACCTTGAAGGAGAAAATCAGGTGTATACGTTTGCTTCTTAGGCGTGTAAGTAATACGCTCAGGCTCATACCTCCACATAACTTTAGCTGCATTGAGTTGTTCTCCTATGTCGAGTTCTAAGCCTGAACGATACCCTTCCCTTATTCCTCTTTGAATATTAGAAATCTTCATCCTCACCCCAATCATTATCCTTAGACTCTTCGGCCTTAGGTTCTTCAGCCTTAGGTTCTACATCCTTAGCAACCTCAAAGGGTACTCCATCAGGACAGTCACCCCACTCAATAGCATCCTCTTTGCTCTGGAATTCTACCAACTTATGTACCCTTACCTTTTCCAGCCAGAAAGACACACCAGTGTTCCCTGAGTTGTTCCAAGAAAAAGGACTGAAGGCAATACTTACTTCAGAACCACCACCAAGCCTAACCTTATCATGTGGAACCTTATTCCAATTACCTTCATGGAACCGTTCTACTGAAGGGGGCATAATATCACCACCGTCTTTCCTTGTACAGTTTCTCTTAAACTTGATTACAAACTTACCTGTCTCCTTCTTGTCTACCTTCTCTTTGCTGATAGGCAACATACCATCACCATATTTACGAGCAAGAGCACGAAACTTCTTGGCTTCTGCTTCTTCCACTACAACCTTGATAGTCCATGCAGAACTACCATTCTGCTGTTTCTCCGGTACATTAATCCAAGGCCAACTGGCAACCTTAGGACCAATAACGTGAATCTTCTGCTCTTCTTTTTTTGTAGCCATGTTATAGTTCTCCTATTACGTAACGCTCAGCTCCCCCGAATTCGGGTATCTTCCTTCTCTTACATTCCCACCGCATTTTATCTATTACTTCCATTGTATCATGCAATCCTCTACTTTGCTTAAGTTTATTATTATAAAGACAATTGAATACGGCAGAGATAATAGCTTGTCTCTCTGCTTTACTAAACTCCTGTAGAGAGTCTACTACCACTCCCATACCATGAGCTACGGCTTGTATATTTGCATTAGCTAAAAAAGAACTCACTTTCCATTACCTCATTTATGTTTAATATTCCATACTCAGGCATTTCCGGTAACTTAGTTACTGTCATTGCCTGTATCTGATCTCTAAAATCTCCAAGAACGTCTCTTTTATAAAGTTTAATAAATTGGGTTCGTATTACTATTGCTAGTCTCTCCATATCACAAGCATGAGTACCGAAACTATCATGTACGATAGAAAAGCTTTCAATATCATATTTCCTTCTAGCCTCTAATATAGTAAACATAAGATGACAAGCATCTAAGCTATGAACAAAGTTTGGAGCTACACCATTTCTCTGTCTCTCTTTATGTAATTTGTCATCGTGGTGGTTATTGGCGAATAGAGATGCTACCTGTCCGTTGATGACAGTTACGATTCGTTCTACAGTGGACTTGAGATACTTCTGTTTGACTACAAAACCTGTGGGTAATGTCCAGTATAAACACTTGTCCTCCTTGGCTAAAATGGAAGCAACGTCTTGAAGCCATTGCATACCTTGTCGAGCAGAGACAACCACAGATCCAATTGCATCATAGATATGTCGAGCCAAATACTTGCAATGAGGCCATAAATCAACCCCATCCCTAATGGTGGCAAATATCTGTCCCTTATCAAGTTGTTTTTTAAGTTCCTCATGGATCTGATTCCTCATGCCATATAAGGTTGCCCCATAGGGTGTAGTCATAACAGGTCTCTTAACTATAGCCCTGCTAACGTCCTTACCATTGTCCCAAAGCTCAGCTTCTTCACTATTGTCGAGCTCGATTCTTTTAACGACTTCCTGCCTAACAATGTCGTAGATGTCAGTTGGTACATCATTAGGCAAGAGGTTTACAGACTGCCCTCCTGTTCTATCCCTGAGCATACCAGCAAAGTGCTGGAGTCCGTTGCAACTTCCATCTACTGTTACAGGAATAGCGGAGACACATTCAGGATCATTGTTAGCTTTAGTCCACTCAATACAAAACCTGAGGAACTGCCAAGGTTTATCTGCTTCCATCCACCAAGGCCAGGCCAGTGGATCACTTCCACACTGTCTAATGCTTTTTTTATGATGTGCAGTCCACTCATAGCGATCCTCTAGAGAGATCTTATCTTCTCCAAAACAGTTGGCTCCATGTATAGCTAACCATGCTAGTCCAGAGTCTCCCAGTTTTTTTGATTCCGCAAATTCCAGTAAGCCTCTTGCACTATCCTCCCCCTGTGGATTGAGAAATGCAGTGTTCGCATATAGTCTGCCCCTAAAGTCAATAGTGTGTGGGAAAAAGAATTTCTGTTCATCCTTAAACTTCCTTGCCATCCACATGAGTTGTGCAAACTGTATTCTTTTTGTTTTTCTTCTTTGATTATCGGAGTGCATATGGGTAGCTTCCCTTTTCCACTCAATCTGTTCATCTTTTGTTCCTTCTTTCGGATACGGTTTAGGCATTGTCCTTTCTTCAAATTCAGGTACTACCTTACAGGTAGACTGTTGGGTGAATAAATGATCCATGACACTAAACACTTCTTTGTTAATTTTCCAGCCAGTTTCCTGTACTGTATTCACAGCATCAAAGACCATAGATAAATCTCTTGTCTCTAACTGTTGTTTGTAAGCTACATCTGTAGACTTGACTAAGTGCATATCAGTATACACGTAGTACCCTCCATCATAGATACTAGTCCACTTTCTAGGAGGAATAATACAAGGCATCTTAACAGGGCTCAGGAGTTCACATAAGGAATTCTTTTTATCTATCCACTCCAAGGACGATTTAGTAGCCTCTAACATGAATACCATTCGCCTTCCCTTGTTTTTCTGGTTATATTTTTTTATCTCAAATAATTTAGTAGTTTCACAAATGAATTCTATCAACATTTGTCCTAATCGAATCCTAGTGCTTATCGGCCAGTTATTCCACTCCTGTCCATCCTTATTACTAGAGTGAACTAGGACTCTTTTTTGTCTCCTGTAGTTTGTTGTTCTTTTCGATAAGTCCCTGACCACCACTCCGAACAGGGCTGAATTATTCCGCTTGAAATAGCGAAAACGAGCCTCGTCTTCAATGAAACTCCCAATCTCTTGTGCGACCTTAACAAGTCTAACGGGTGTGGAGAGATGGTTGATGCACCCTTTAAGAGCGAGGAAAGCCTGTACACTGCAATCGAGCTCAACAACCTTTTGGAGTGCATCAACTGGATACTTGGCAGGTTCCCCTTTGTGATAGGATCTAAGAACTTCCTCAATACGTTTTGATACTGTTGATACGGACTTTCTGATAAATTGGATTCCTGGTGGCGTGGTGGATTCATGTTTCCCTCTCCTAGCCTTAAGGTTCTCATCACGGTATCGTTTGATACCAAGCTTTATCATTTCAGCTTCAAGTAGTTTTTGTCGATTTAACAATTAAT